AATACCTTAAAGAGGTAATGAGTCGCTATAGAAATAAACTTGTTTATGATGCAGGAACTGGTGAAGTTCGTGATGATCGTAAGTTTATGTCTATGATGGAAGATTTCTGGTTGCCTAGAAGAGAAGGTGGTAGAGGAACTGAAATCACAACACTTCCTGGTGGACAAAACTTAGGAGAACTTGCTGATATTGAGTACTTCCAAAAGAAACTTTATAGAGCATTAGGTGTTCCTGAGTCTAGAATTGCATCTGATGGTGGATTCAATTTAGGACGTTCATCTGAAATACTAAGAGACGAACTTAAATTTGCTAAGTTTGTAGGACGTTTAAGAAAGAGATTTGCTAATTTGTTTAGTGATCTTCTAAGAACCCAACTGATTCTTAAGAATATTATTACTCCAGAAGATTGGGATAAAATGGAGGATCATATTCAATATGACTTCTTATATGATAATCAGTTTGCTGAACTTAAAGAATCAGAATTAATGACTGAAAGATTAGGGTTGCTTGCTACTATGGAACCTTATATTGGTAAGTATTTCTCAGTTGATTATGCTCGAAGAAAGGTATTGCGTCAGACTGATAAAGAAATCGAAGAGATTGATGAGCAGATAGTTCAAGAGATTGAAGATGGTGTACTTCCAGATCCTTCTCAAGTTGATCCAATAACTGGTGAACCATTACCTACTGAAGATGAGGTAGCAGGTACATTGGGTGATATTGAGATGGAAACTGGTGCAGAGCAGCAATTCCAAAAAGATGTTAAGTCTGCAGAGATATAAATAGGACTGATATATTAAAATATTCTTAACATGGAAGATATTATTGATTTGATTGCGACTGATCAGAAAGCATCAGACGTTACTGATAGAATAAAAGATATGCTCTATACAAAAGCTGCGAATAGAGTAGATGAGTTAAAACCAGAAATGGCAGCAGCAATGTTTAATCCTTCACCTGATCAACCAGAAGTTGAGCAGGAAGTCTCTGACGAGCCTATTGAACAGGAAGAAACATAAATAACTACTATACTAGTTGAAATTAAAAATGTCGGCGTTAAAAGTAACCCAAAAAGTAACGAAGTTGAGTGGTACAGCAGTTTCTGCTCCAATTCCTCTCAAATCTGGGTATTTAAGAGTTCATCCAGTTGCTGCTGCTTATGTTGAAGTAGGGATGGATCCAACTGCTAGTACATCTAATAGTTTGTATGTTGCAGCAGGTGACTCAGTAATACTTAAAGAATCTGTTGCTTCTGCACCGACTGTTGGAGTTACTAATGCATCAGCAGCAATTAAATTTGATTTACACGATGGAATGGATAGTCCATTTGCGGTAGGCGATAAAGTTGCGGTAACTGGTTGTGCTCCTGGTGGGATTAATACTACTAGTGCAGAAGTTAGTGCAGTTACTGGTCCAACCCCATTAAAAGGAATTCATGGACAGCAAATAACTTTAAATTATGGTGATGCCACTCTTGCTGCTACAGATGCAGTAGGTGAGATTAGAAAAGTTGTCAAAGTTTCAGTCAATACCAGTGGTGCAACTCATATTAGTGAAGTTCAAATTGTAGGAGGTTAATCCGATGAAACTCATTACTGAAGAGATTTCAAGCGTTAAATTTATAACCGAAGGTAAAGGTTCTAAAAAGAAACTTTATATTGAGGGATGTTTCCTTCAAGGTGAACTTAAAAATCGTAATGGTAGAGTTTATCCTATAGACACTCTTTCAAGAGAGGTTAATAGGTATACCGAAAGTTTTATCTCAAAAGGTCGTGCTCTTGGAGAATTAGGTCATCCTGATGGTCCAACAGTTAACCTTGACAGAGTTTCCCATAAAATTACATCTCTTACACAAGAGGGTCATAATTTTATAGGTAAAGCACAAATCCTAGAAACACCTATGGGTAAGATTGCAAAGTCTTTACTTGATGAAGGTGTTATGTTAGGTGTTTCCTCTCGTGGTGTTGGCTCATTAAAAGAAGACCATCGTGGATGCAAAGTTGTAGGCGAAGATTTTCAGTTAGCAACTGCTGCTGATATTGTTGCTGATCCTTCTGCACCTGATGCTTTTGTTAATGGAATCATGGAAGGAAAAGAGTGGGTTTGGGAAGGAGGAATCCTCCGTGAAGAACTCGCATCACAAACAAAGAAGCGTATTAATACGTTAGTAGATCAAAGAAGACTTGAAGAACATAAGTTGAACCTATTCAACGATTTTCTCTCAAATCTATAAACTCTATAAATAAATACAGATTAACAATCTATAAATCAAATGTCCGTTGGTAGCAATTTACAAGAAATGGAAAACGTAGTAACCAAAGGAGCCAAGCCAGCTGAGCCCATCCAAAAGCTTGCAGGTACAACACCTGGTCAAGCTGCGGTTGAAGACTTAGGCGGTCCTACTCCTGAAAATTATAAAGTCGATGATGATTCGGCTAAGTTGAAAACACCTGGTGCATCACTTAAGCAAGTTAAGGATGTTGTCAATAAAGGTGCTGCAGCTGCAGAAGCAGTTTCAGACGAACTAGAAGATGGTCAGGAAGTAGTGGCTGAAGAACCAGAAACTACTGTTTCTGAAGAAGAAACATCAACGGAAGAAGTTGTTGCAGAATCTGAAGAATCATCTGAAGAAGTCGTAGAAGAAGAATCAATCGAAGTCAGCATTGACGAAGATATTGAAGCTCTTATTTCTGGCGAAGAACTTTCAGAAGAATTCCAAGAGAAAGCAAGAACAATTTTCGAGGCAGCAATTCAAGCTAAAGCATCGGAAATTAGTGAGCAACTAACTGCTTCATACGAAGAGAAACTCGTAGAAGAAGTTGCTACAATTAAAGAAGAATTGTCAGGTCGTGTAGACTCTTATCTAGAGTACGTCGCTGATGAGTGGATCCAAGAAAATGCACTCGCAGTAGAAAACGGTCTGAAAACAGAAATGACTGAATCCTTCTTAGGAGGTATGAAGTCACTCTTTGAAGAACATTATGTAACAATCCCTGAAGAAAAATATGATGTCATCGAGAGTATGGTAGATAAACTTGATGAAATGGAAGGAAAACTCAACGAGCAAATTAACAAAAACGTTGCTCTTAATAGGAGATTAGCTGAGTCAGCTGCGGATGTAATCTTTGCAGACGTAACTGAAGGACTTGCCCAAACACAAAAGGACAAGGTTGCCTCACTCATTGAAAATGTTGAGTTTGAAAGTGAAGACGCATACCGTGAGAAGCTGGTAACTTTGAGAGAATCTTATTTCCCATCAAATACAGCTCAAAGAGACACATCAGAGAATCTAACAGAAGAGAGTGGTTCCGTAGATTACCAACCAATTGGTGCATCAATGGAAGTATATCTTAATTCACTGAAGCGTGTCGTTAAAAAATGATTTTAAATCATTAAATTCAAACTTAAATTTTTATAGGTAAACACAAATGCAAGCCCCTCTTAATCAAGAGGCTCTTCAAGAAAAGTGGGCTCCTTTACTAGACTACAACGGTCTAGAAGAGATTAAAGATCCACACAAAAGAATGGTTACAGCCGTTCTCTTGGAGAACCAAGAAAAAGCACTCCGTGAAGAGCGTGAGTTCCTAGCAGAAGGCCCTCCAACCGTTAACACCAATTCTGGTGCAAATGCTGGTTTTAGTGCAAGTGCTTCTTCCCCAACAGCTGGTTTTGATCCTGTTCTAATCAGCCTTATCCGTCGTTCAATGCCTAACTTGGTCGCATATGACCTAGCAGGTGTTCAACCAATGAACGGACCTACAGGACTTATTTTCGCAATGCGTTCTCGCTACGAGAAGCAAGACGGAAACGAAACATTCTACAACGAAGTCGATTCTGCATTCTCTGGACAAGCAGAAGGTGGCGGTAAGCTAACTGACGGATTTGTTGATGGTAACGTTGGTTTGGGTACAACTGCACAAAGCGGTTCTAATCCTGGACTTCTAGGTGCTACTGGTACTGCTGCTCAACAGAAGATCTACAACGTAGGTCAGGGTATGCGTACAGACGACGCTGAAGCATTAGGCGATGGCGTTAACAATAACTTTAACCAGATGGCATTCTCCATCGAGAAGGTTACGGTTACTGCTAAGTCTCGTGCGTTGAAAGCTGAGTACTCACTAGAGCTCGCTCAAGACCTTAAGGCAATCCACGGATTGAACGCTGAGGCTGAGTTAGCAAATATTCTCTCTACAGAGATACTTGCTGAGATCAACCGTGAAGTTATCAGAACAATCTATAACGTTGCTGAAATCGGTGCTACTGTTAACACTGCTACAAGTGGAACATTCGACTTAGACGTTGACTCAAATGGTAGATGGTCAGTTGAGAAATTCAAGGGACTGATCTTCCAGATCGAAAGAGATGCCAACGCAATCGCACAAAGAACTCGTCGTGGAAAGGGTAACATGATCCTTTGCTCTGCTGACGTTGCTTCTGCATTGACAATGGCTGGTGTTCTTGACTACACTCCTGCTCTTAACGCTAATCTTAACGTTGATGACACAGGTAATACCTTCGCTGGTGTACTTGCAGGTAAGTTTAGAGTCTACATCGACCCATATTCTGCAAACAGTGCTGCTTCTCAGTACTACGTTGCTGGATATAAAGGTTCATCTCCTTACGACGCTGGACTATTCTACTGCCCATACGTTCCTCTACAGATGGTTCGTGCAGTTGGTGAGAATACATTCCAACCAAAAATCGGGTTTAAGACTCGTTATGGTATCGTTGCAAACCCATTTGCTAAAGGTGCTACACTCACAACTCCTGGAGTTCTTGAGCGTAACTCTAACGTATACTACAGACGTGTTAAAGTTAACAACCTTATGTAAG